TTTCACGGGCACGTCGAGTGAATAATCGAGAACCTTGGCAATGTCCCCTTTCGTCGCGAGAAACAGAAATCCCAGAAGGCCACCTGCTGACGCCCCCGAGATTTCCTCGAGATTGTCAAGACGGCCATCTTGTTTTAGTTTTGAAATTACTCCTAAATAAAGGAAGAAGCCCATGGCTCCTGGACCGATGGAGAGACATCGGACCATTCTACAATTTTAATTTAATAATACTGGGGGTACTGGCCGCGCAGGAAGGCGAACAGCATGGCAAACACCAGCGTGTGCGCACCCACCGCAAGTGGAGAGGTCTGGCCAGAGACGAACAGACCGCCGTTACTGGGTGGAATCGTCAGCACCAGACCTGGGGTCAGCAGCACGAACAGCACCGCTGGGACCAACAGATCAGCCTTGGTCAGGCTAATCTTGAGCACAAACTTGGCGATGGCCCAGTAGAGCAGAGAGAGAACCAGGGCGTGGAACACCGCCTGGATAAGGAGGCCCGCGCCACCTGGCAGGGCAAGGATGAAGCGCGGGCTCAAGACGGCGAACAGAATCGCGGGGACGAGAACCTTTGGGCCGGTAATATCAAACATCTTACAATTTGCCTATATAATTTTCTGCCCACCCGAAGAAATTCTCAGCGTGTACCCTGTCACAAATCACGGGGAGGTTGCTTATGATATTCCACATGACGCGGTGATCTTCGTTGGCGGCCTGAGCCCGGTACCAGCGACCAGAATTTAGAACGAGATCAACAAAATTGGGGAATGTTGCTCGGAGGTTCATGTAATGAGCCTCTGTATATTCACGGATCTTCATCCAACCATCTAGGAGTTCCTGGGAGTACATGTCCTGCCAGTCTTCTGGATGGAGTTCTGGGTCGAATTCGTCCGACCCATCAGAGTCGTACGCAATGTCGTAATTGTACGCATCACGAGAGTACTCGTCATTAATACCCATTGTGTTTTGACTTGTGTTACAAACGCTCGTAGCCTCTAAGCTTCGAGAAGCGCCTTCAGACCCGTCACCGTCACGCCATCAGACTCCTTGACGGGAGCCGCGTCCAGAATGGCCTGGAACGCCCCCTCAACCTGAGCCTCATTTCCACCAAAAAACATACCCAGACCCGTCTTTATGACATCCTTCGTAAGAGACCCCTTGGTCGTTTTTGTTTTGAAATTAACCTTCACCTTGTCCTGAACTCTGACGGTGTCAATTTCATTCTCTTTCATGTGTCTCGTCACAAACTTGCGAAGATCCTTCTCGCGCCCATTGAGGACGCTGAGATCTTTGCGAGCTGCGGCCAACTGGGCCTTGAGGCCAACCCACTCGGTCATGGCTGATTTAAAGTCCATATTTAGTAACTACGTAGTAGTTATTTGTGCGTAGCTTGACGCAAACTTTTCATCACAAATCCTTCGGATTTACTGATACTCGGGCGAAATCTCAAACTTGGGGCGCATGGTGTCGGGGGGGATCGTGCTGAGGTTGAAGATGCTGACTGGGGTGCGGGGGTTGATTGGCTCGGAGCGGAACTGCTGGTTGGCGTTACGCAGGACACCGCCCACCGTCTCGGGGTAACCAATCTGGCTGCGCGGGTCGAGGTAATTCTGGCCCGACAGGATACTGTCCGGGCTGAACTGACCGAAATCCTCCGTCTGGATCACCTCACGGGGGATCAGGCTGGAGGACGATACGTCACCCTCGTATGTGACAGATGGCATATCGCCACCGGAGACGCCGCGCTGGTAAGCGGAACCCTGGCTGCTCAGAGGGCCGTTACCAATGTTATAGCCACCGAGTGCGGGGCTGGGGCTGAAGCTGCTGCGCTTGGGAGCGAACATCAGAAGGAGAATGACTACGGCCAGAACCAAAATTGCCAGTCCCTTGCGATCCATATTATTAATAGTTACCGATAATTTTTTTTGGGCTGGACTAGTCAAGATAGTCGGACGGATCCTCCTCGTCTTGCTCGACTGGCTCGTCCGCGAAAAGATATTCCTTGGGGAGCTCGGGCGTCTTGGGTGGCGCCCGGACGCGCACCTGGAGAATCCGCCAGATGGGACCGAACGACTTTTTCAGAAACCAAAGACCCGACAGTTCGAGAACAACGTCACATGCCGTCTCGGGCTGGATATCCTTGAGCTCGACTGGATTCTTGCGAGTATCATACGCAAGGGTCGCCACATTCCCCTTGACCGTCACCAGAGATGCGCCAAGAACACCGTCAGTCACGCTCTCCTGCCATGCGTTCTGGATGGTCTCGTCGCTCAGGTCCTTGCCGAACCACTCCTGCTTGGACAACTTGGCCTGGGTAATGATCTGACTGTCAATGCCTGAAAAAATGTTGGAATCCGTCTTGAAATTTACAGACTTGGACGCAAGGGAGTCCTGAAGAATGAGACCGTTGACCTGGTGGCGGGCCCCGCTGATCTTCAGGAAATACCGTCCGTCTGGGAGTTTCTGGGGCGTTGCGTACTCCATTTTATACTAAGAACTAATTTCTTCTTTAACACTAGATGACCAAGTGTAGTTCCGACCTGATCACCAAGGGGTGTCAGTGCATCGCGAACCCTATAGTTCCTGGGTCTAATGTATGCGCTTATATAAACAACCAGAACGGCCTGGTGTCCCCGTGTGATGCTGGGTGCTGCGTCCCGCAGTGTGATAACGCTCCGAGTATTCTTCAATTTCAGAATGAATTTCGGGCGTCAACTGGAACATCACTTCCTCCAGACTTTGGAATCAACCTCCAAACCAGTGATCGTCCCACTATAATGAGGGGTGCGTACGACTTCAAAGCACCTGATGTACAGTACCAGGCGGTCTGGGAAAGGTTTGCGATTCCGGTCTTGATGTTGGTTATCATTGTGTTAGCTATAATGTCAATGGCTTAAAGATGGTCACACCTTCTACAGTAGAAATGGCCACCACGACACCTGTTACCCTCGAGCTTATTGCCAAGGAGCTGAAGGCTCTGCACAAGGATGTGCGCAAGATTCGTCAGCACTTTGAGGATCCTACTGGAGAGAAGCAGGCTGCCCGCTCCCAGAACAACGGGTTCAACAAGCCTCTGAACGTGACCGACAAGCTGCGCACCTTCCTCGGTCTCGGTGCCGATGAGAAGATCTCGCGTTCCCAGGTGACGGCGCGTATGAACACCTACGTGACCGAGAAGAACCTGAAGACGGGTCAGAACATCGCACTGGACGCGGTACTCCAGGATCTGCTGCAGCCTCCTGCTGGCACCCAGGTGACTTTCCTGAACATCCAGAAGTTCATCAACCCTCACTACATCAAGGAGGAGAAGCCGGTCGTTGAGAAGAAGCCCAAGGCTCCGGTCGACCCAAACGCGCCCCCCAAGGAGAAGAAGGTTCGCCCAAAGGTTGCGAAGGCGCCGGCTTCTTAGATTGCGCGGTCTCGTAGGCTTAAAAGTGTGAGTGTAATGTAATACAAAACAAAATGGAGACTGAGTCCCCACCAGAGCTTTCACGTGAAAACCTGAACGCTCTAGTTGGAACTAAAATCAAAGACCTTGCATTGTATCGCAGGGCGTTTACGCACAAGTCGGCCCTGAAGCGGTATTCCGGTCTGACTGGTTCGTACGAAACTCTTGAATTTATGGGCGATTCCGTACTCGGATTTATAATTACAAAGCATCTTTTTGATCAATATGAAAAGCACCAGGAGGGTTTCTTGACAAAGGCTCGGACGAAGATGGTCAGGGGCAAGACTTTGTGTGAAATTTCAAAGATTCTGGGTCTCGAGAAGATGATTCTCATGGATGAAAAAGGGGACCGCAACGGATGGAATACCAATGAGCACATCATGGAGGACGTCTTTGAGGCTCTCGTGGGTGCAATATATCTAGATCTTGGAATGGTCCATGCGAAGCAATTTGTTCTTGCATCTTTCACCAAGGTTGAGACGTCTTTGGCCGACGACAACTACAAGGATCAGCTCATGCGCTGGTGTCAGGCTCTCAAATACCCGTTACCCGACTATCGGGTCGATGGTCAGACGAATGGGCAATTCTTCATAACCGTGGTGGTCGATGGCATGGAATGCGGGGCGGGATTCGCACTTACGAAGAAACAAGCTGAACAGAACGCAGCTGAAATTGTACTTAAGACTGATCCCCGTTTTAAGAGTAAGAATGGAGGCCCCCCAAAACGAGACCGTAGTAACGAGAGCAATGGAGCTCATTGCGGCTGAATACGCTGAACAAAGATCAGACGAATGGTTAGAGCTGCGTGAGCACATGATCACAGCAAGTGACGTGGCGAGTGCCATCGGTGAAAGTCGGTACGAGTCTCCAGATGCGTTTGTGAAGAAGAAGGTTCTCAGGACCAAGTGGGCTGGAAATGCCGCAACTGCGCACGGTACGCTCCTCGAGCCCTTTGTTCGCGACTTGTATGATCAGCGAACCGGTCGCAAGTCTCACGAGATTGGTCTTGTCAGACATCGTGTGTATCCATGGCTCGGGGCGTCGCCCGACGGCGTCACTGAAGATGGCATTCTTGTAGAGATAAAGTGTCCATTGACGCGCAAAATTGAGGCAAAGGTGCCTAAGCATTATTTGCCTCAGGTTCAATTACAGCTGGAGATTACCGACCTCGAGGAGTGCGATTTTATTCAGTACCGTCCCGGGAACACTGAAAGCGTTCCTCCACTCCCAGAGGAGTTTGTAGTTGTACGAGTCAAGCGGGACCGTGTGTGGTTTGAAAAGAACCTTGCGGCCATGAAGGTGGCGTGGGATCGCGTCGTCAAGGGCAGGGAACATGGCCTATGCGAACTCATCAATGAACAGACGCAAACACTGTTTAAGAATGAAATTGTATGTGAGCTAGTAGAAGATGAGCAGCGTTGAGGAGGCTTTTCAGGACATTTTCGGGCCAAAAATGTCCTGCCGTCACAAGAATCGTTTCCTGAAATGCCGCGAATGTGCGGGGAACTTTTGCACCAGGTGCATTCAGCTCGAGGTTCACAATTGCCCCAACCTGAATGAACGGTCTAAAACTGAAAGGGATAATTTATCAAAGAAATTAGTCAAGGTGGTGGCGCCAAAGGTGGTTACTTTTTGAGGCGCGAGTACACATACACCGCAATAGCGGCAATCAGTAGCCAAATGAGCATGTCGTTTCCGTTCGTGCGAACAGTTGTTGTCCACGTGTCGTCCGCGGCTTTATCTTTGCCGCCGCCCGACCAGCTCCACGGTTGGCCTGGACGCATCCACGTCACGGTTCCATCGGGGAACTCATTCTTGCGCGCTGGGAACCCGCGGAATGGCGCCGGGCTGGTGTCAGCCGTCTTTAAGTACATGGGGCCAGAAAGGTTCATGTTTGGATCGGCTGAACCTTCGAGATCGTCCGTGTAAATTGTGGGAGTCTCGCTAATCTCGGTCGTGTATGACCCATCAATGGGGATCGTGCTCGGGAACCCGTCGGAATACACACCGAAGGTTCCGGACCACGTATAGGGGTTGAAGCGATTGATGCTCAACTCATCGCATGCCATGGCGGCGGTGGCCATTTAACATACGCTTGCATTATTTTTTGCATACACCTTTGTCTGGATCTTCTGACGATGAAGCTCCCACATGGTGTCCATGTCCACATTCAACATGTGGGCCAATTGGAAAAGATAACTGAACACGTCACCCATCTCCATCATGATGTCAGTTCCCCTGTCCTTTTTGAGCCCAGTCTTCTTGTAGATGCGCTGGTTCTGACGGATACTCGAAGCGAGTTCTCCTATTTCTTCATTGAGAAGCATCCACACGATGCTTACTGGAGCTTTGTCCCAGCCCTTGCGCTTACACATTTCGGCAGTTTCGTCGCGAAACTTATTCATTGTAAAACAAAGACGGTTCGTCTCTAAGCTTGGTTACGCATTCTGAACACCAGGAAACACGCCGCTAAGAGCAGTATCAGCTCGGATCCCAACTTCCAGTTTTCTATAGATTTTTCCCCCTTGCCACTTTTCCGCATCCACGGCTCGACGACCGAATTACTGAAGAGGCGGATCGCACGATCAATTGCGAAAAAGATGAAAAATCCAAAAAGGATATCATTTAATGCCTTCATTTAGAATGCAATCTTGCTATTGTAAGGTAATTTATTTCCGTACGTGCTCGTGCTGACGGGGGCAGCAAGGGGCACGGGGTTCGAGGAGATGTCACGCAGGTACACTATCTGCTGAAGAACGCCCGTCGATACCGTGGCCGTCGCCTCCTTGGCGACTTGGTTGTTCATGGCGTCTACCTGACCCCGAATGTCACTGTACGGATCGCGTGCCATGTTTGTATACACGCGCTTCATGAGCGCCTGCAGGTCTGCGTCATTCTGGCGCTGAATTTTCACACCGGTTTTGGCCTGGACCAACTCGATGATGGCATTATGGACGCTCTCGCGATTGAAATCAGAAAAGAAAGCATCCGTAAGGGGCGTGGGAAGCAGACGGGTGCTCATTTGATGTATGCAGGGATAAAAAAAACGACCATTATAACAGGATGGGGTATATATACATGATAAAGAACAAAATCAATGGCAAATGCTACGTAGGCCAGACTATACAAAAGAACGTCAAGAACAGATGGAGGGCGCATAGGCATTCGACCGAAACTATTCTTTCTAATGCATTCTCAAAGTATGGTATAACCAACTTTGAGTTTTCGGTTATTTCTGAGGTTCTGAATGATCAACTTGACGCGAGAGAAATTACTGAAATTCAAGAAAGGAAAACAATATCACCAAATGGTTATAACTTAGAAGCTGGTGGAAATACAAATAAAAATGTTCATATCGAATCCAGATCTAAAATGAGAGAAGCTAAACTTGGTGAGAAAAACTTCAATTTTGGAAAACCACGTACAGAGGAAACCAAAACCAAAATTGGTTCAGCTAACAAAGGCAAAACACATACTGAAGAAACAAAAAAGCTCATAAGTTCAAAGAAAAAGGGAACCCAAGTCGGGGAGAACAATCCATTCTTCAATAGAACGCATACACCCGAGACGAAAGCCAAGATCGGTACTTCAGTCGACAAGTATACAACCGACGGAAAATTCCTGGAGACATTCACGACCGTTACATTCGCAGCTCAGTCGGCGTGTATAGACAGAAAGTACGTAACGGCTTGTCTTATAGGCCGTCAGAAAACTGCAGGAGGGTTTTCATGGAAATACTCTATACAATGCCATAGAGAAATGCCGAGTATATAATACAATGAAGGTTATCAAGCGGTCAGGGGACGTTCAAGAGATGTTATTCGACAAAGTAACCAAACGCATTTCAAATCTTAATCAGGCTCCGGAGTTCGAGCCCCTGAACGTCGAATCGGATAAGGTGGCCCAGAAGGTTTTCCAGAGCATGTATGACGGGATTTCAACGTCTGAAATCGACAACCTGACGGCTGAGGTGGCCGTGGCGATGATCACTGAGCACCCGGATTACGAGACTTTGGCCATGAGAGTAACAGTATCTAATCTTCAAAAGAATTGTCCTGGTACTTTTAGTCATGCTATGTGCGCACTTAACAGACAGGGAGTGGTTTCAAGTCAAGGGGTATCACTAATCACCCCCGAAATGGATACGTGGATCGATCATAAGCGCGATTACCTTTTTGGATACTTTGGGATCAAGACGCTCCAGAAGGGTTACTTGAACGAAGGTGAGACGCCCCAGTACCTCTTCATGCGCGTTGCTCTCTGGATCCATGGCGGTGACGCGAAACGCACACGAGAGACTTACGACATGATGAGCCAAAAATACTTCACGCATGCAACGCCTACGCTTTTTAATAGTCTCTCGAATAAAGCACAGGGAAGTTCTTGCTTCCTGGTGGCCATGAAGGATGACAGCATCGAGGGCATCTACGACACGCTCAAGGAGTGCGCTCAGATTTCCAAGTGGTCTGGGGGTATCGGAATTCACTGCTCGAACATACGAGCGAACGGTTCACCGATCAAGGGGACGAATGGAGTGGCCGACGGTATCGTCCCCATGCTCCGCGTCTTCAACAACACGGCACGGTACGTCAACCAGGGTGGCGGGAAGCGCAAGGGCTCCTTCGCCATCTACCTGGAGCCTTGGCACGCCGACATTATGGAGTTTCTTGAACTCCGCCTGAACCAGGGAGACGATGAGATGCGCTGCCGAGACCTCTTCACGGCCATGTGGATTCCCGACCTCTTCATGCAGAAGGTTGAGAATGATGAGGATTGGCACCTCATGTGTCCCAGCGAATCCCCTGGACTGCCCGACGTGTACGGCGAGGAATTTAACGAGCTCTACAGAACGTACGTCGCACAGGGGAGATTTAAGAAGGCGGTCAAGGCGCGCACAGTTTGGGACGCGATACTGAAGTCTCAGGTTGAGACCGGGACGCCATACATGTGCTACAAGGACTCTGTGAACGAGAAGAGCAACCAGAAGAACATCGGCGTCATCAAGTCTTCAAACCTTTGCACTGAAATCATGGAGGTCAGCGGTCCGGACGAGACGGCCGTGTGCAACCTGGCCAGCATCTGCCTCCCAACCTTTGTCGAAGGAAATCAATTCAACTTTACAAAACTGTGCGAAGTGACGGGAGTTGTCACCCGGAACCTGAATCGCGTCATAGACCGCAATTACTACCCGACCGAGCCGGCCCGGAAGTCTAACCTTCGGCACCGGCCCATCGCGATCGGGATCCAAGGATTGGCCGACGTGTTCATGATGCTGGGTCTTGCTTTTGACGAACCCAAGGCGCGAGATCTCAACAAGGGTATATTCGAGGCCATTTACCACGCAGCCTTGACCCAGTCTTGTGAGTTGGCCAAGGAGGAGGGGCCTTACGAGACGTTCAAGGGGTCTCCGGCATCCGAGGGCATCCTTCAACCGGATCTCTGGAATCACAAGACTCCTGAATTTTGGAATGAAATTAGGGAATCTATCAAGATCCATGGACTCCGCAACTCGTTGCTCGTGGCCCCAATGCCGACCGCCAGTACCGCCCAGATCATGGGGAATAACGAGGCGTTCGAGCCGTACACGACCAACATCTACCTGCGTCGGACACTTGCCGGTGAGTTTGTCATGATCAACAAGCATCTGATCCGAGACCTACAAAAGATTGGAAAGTGGAGCCCCGCCATCAAGACGGATATTGTGCGGAACGGTGGGTCGATCCAGCAGATTACGGACGTTCCGCTCGAACTCAAGAACATTTACCGGACGGTGTGGGAGATTCCACAGAAGAGCATCATTGACATGAGCGCTGACCGTGGCGTGTATATCGACCAGTCGCAATCCTTGAACATCTTCATGGAGAACCCGAGTTTGGCGAAGCTCTCTAGTATGCATCTGTACGGCTGGAAGAAGGGGATCAAAACTGGGATGTATTACCTCCGGACGCGAGCAAAGGCCAAGGCGCAGCAGATAACGGTTCCGGTCGCGCCCACAAAGGATCAAATTCTTGCATGCTCCCTTGCCAATCCCGAGAGTTGTGAGAT